GTAATGCTAAGAGCCTCCAGAGCACTCTTAGCATTTAAGGCAGATGTGCATAAGGATATTTTCATAGAGGAGAATGTGCTGGAGTTTTAATACCAGAGAGAGGATCTTAGGATCCTCTTTTTTTTTATCTAAAAATACTTACCGATTGTGATTAAGTTAAGTATCACAACAAAGGAGGTAAACAAAGTGGCACAGAAAGTAACCAGTACAGATATAAAGCTGGCTCTTAAAGAGTTTCATAATGGAAAGCCCAGTTATTTTATAACCGAGTGTAAAACCTGTAGTACTTATTTTCCAGATCCACAGGGGCTACTTAAGTTTGATGGGCTGGCTATCACAAAGAGCTATACAAAGCCTAATATTATCGGCTATGAGATCAAAGTGAGTAGAAATGATTTTCTACAGGATAATAAGTGGCATTTATACCTACAGTACTGTAATGAGTTTTATTTTGTAGTACCTAAGGGGCTGGTAAAGAAAGAGGAGCTACCAGATCATGTAGGACTTATTTATTTTAATCCAGATACTAAGGGTTTGAGAACTGTTAAAAAGGCATTGTACAGGCAGATAGAGGAGCCTGTAGGAGTGTATAAGTACATTATCTTTAGTCGGCTGGAGGAGGATAGGATCCCCTTTTACAATGACAGGGCGGAGTACTGTAGGGATTATCTGGAGGATAAGGTAGTAAAGAGTGCCATAGGGCAGAGATTAGGCACAAAGTTAGCAAAGGATTTAGAGGATGCAGAAAAGAGGTTAAAAAGCCTCCAGAGTGCAGAGAAAGAGCTACAGGCGTGGAAAAGCGTTAAGAAAGTCTTAGATAAGGCTGGTATTTTACCGTGGAGATGGTTGGATAATGATAGCTGGGTAACAGATCTGGAGCAGAGACTTAATGGAAAGATGGATCCTATAGATCTGGAGTTAGTTATTAAGGATGCAAGTAGATTACTAACCAGATTACAGGCTATGCAGGTACAGGAGGAGCAGGATGATAAAAGCTAGATACATGGGGGTAGATAATGAACTCTTACAGAGCGGTAAAGTATATAAGATTAAAACAATTTCTGTAATGTGGAATGGTAAGCCCAGATTAAGAGTAGCTTTTGGAGAGCGTTTTAGATACTGGGTGCATTACGGTAGCCTAGAGGAGTTTCTTAAGCGGTGGAAAGTAGAGGCGGTATATCATGGATGTAAGTAGGTTAATGATTTTGCTTAAGGAGGCGTGGAGCAGGGCAAGAGATGAGGGAGTAGGTGTTTATAGGAAAGCCTTTTACAGCTACTACTATGAGTGAGTTGAATTATCTTGTAAACGCTCCTTTAGAGAGTATAAACAGAGAACTCCGAGAGGAGTTAGGTATAGAGCTTTATGTAAATACATTACCTCAGATAGAGGATAACTCAGTAAGTGGGATCTTAAGGGTAAAAAGGGTAGGAGAGCCAGTAAGATTTATATGAGAGAGGAGTGTTAAGTGTGGGTAGAGCTGAGAGGCGTAGGCTTGAAAAGCAAAAAGGTAAACAGGTAAAAACCTATAATCTAACCAGATCACAGCTCCATAATGCAGTAAGGCAGGTAACAGAGGAGGATCTTAAGAGGATCAAACAAGAGGCTATGGAGGATGCCATAAATACAGCTATGACATTACTCTTAGTACTCCCTATGGAGGTACTCATGGATCATTACTGGAAAAAGACCTATGCAAAGAAGATACCAGAGTTTACAGAGCTGGTATTACAGTACTATGAACGCTGGCAAAATGGAGAGCTAGATATGGATGAAATGAAAAAAGATCTCTGGGAGTATGGCGGAGTGAGATTAGAAGAAAGAGAGGCAGAGTAACATGAGCTTAAGAGTAAAAGCAGGTATTGACTTAGAGGAACTTAAAAAGTACGGATTTAAGACAGGTAAAGAGTGGGCGGATGCTGGAGAGCGTTGTTTAGAGGGTATCGGTTATAAGTATCAGCATGAATGGTATCATAAGTTTTTAATGGATGCAGATGAGCCTAGTAAGATTGCTTATATTGCAGAGGATTATGATATTCCATGTGTACAGATCTCAGTAAGGACAGAGCACAGAGATTTGTATGTAGATGTAGCAGTAGAGGGTACTTATCATGTAGGAGGATCAGAACTGGATATTGTAACAGATACTATCTATGAGCTTACACAGGCTGGAATACTGGAGGTAGTACCAGAAGAAAGCGAGGGTAAATAATATGGCTATCAGAAATGTGTTACACATGAGCCAGCTAAAGGCGTTTGAGGAGTTTCTGGAAAGTAAGGGCTATTTGATTATACCTACAGTAGGAGCGTATGAGGTACTTAGAGCCCAGAAACCTAAGAAAGATAGAAAACCTAAGGAGAGCCCTGTAATTGTGTATAGAAAAGGCGGAGCTAAGGAGCATTTATCTATTATGGATAAAGATTTTTATTTAGTAAATGAGTTTTTGAGAACTAAGGAGGCGGTAGTAAGTAAATGAAAAAGAAAATTAAGGATTGTACATT